CGGCTGTACGCTGGAAACCGTTGGAGTGAGCAAGGTCTTTGACCCTGACGGTGACGCAGAAGCTACTATGGGCATTGAAAATATGGCCCATTGTGCGAACTATGAGCCTGGGCAGACGGTCATCCCGGACTTTGAAAGCCCGGAGGAATATGAGTAAGCCAGAAAAATTGTAGGGTTTGTAGGGTATTTTCACGTTTCGCTATAAATTACTCTATATGCGTGCGTATATAGAAAAGTTATAGTAAAATTCGATTTTACCCTACAATCCCTACAACTATAGGAAGGAGCAGAGAAATGGAAAGTTACGTTGAACGCTGGAAGCGTGAGCAGGCTGAGAAAGCCCAGAAAGAGCAGAAAGCCCGGAAGGGCAGAAAGAAGGTGAACGGCAATGGCAGAGCAGAAAAGACCCAGGGGCAGGCCGAAGGGCAGCAAGGACAGTAGCCCCCGTGACACAACGGCGAGTGTTCAAAACCTGGTGAAAGCCAGAGAAAATAGTCCTATCATGCAGGGGCAGACCTTGGCAATCCCGGAGGAATACAACGCCAAGCGTATCAGGTTCATGCAGCTTATTCTTCCCTCTGAGCCATTGGATTGTAATGACGTGGCTGAGATGGAGAGACGGTTCACCCGGTATCTGGAACTGTGCGCCCAGTGGGGTATGAAGGTAGGCAATATGGCTGCATATGCCGCCATTGGAATTGACAAGGATACTGCTTATGAATGGACTTCCCGCCGTACATCGAACCCGGCACGGTACGGCTTTATCAAAAAAGTTCAGCAGGTTTGCGCCCTCTACCGGGAAGGTTTGATGGAGGACGGCAAGGTGAACCCGGTCACTGGTATCTTCTGGCAGAAGAACTATGACGGCTTGAAAGACCAGTCCGAAGTTGTGTTGACACCTAACAATCCCCTGGGAGAAGCGCAGAACGCAGAGCAGCTTAAACAGAAATACCTTGAGAGTGCAGACATTGTGCAAGAACTCCCGGAGGGCGCAGAAGGGGACGATTTTTCAAAGGGCGCAGAAAGCCCGCCTGCGGATACCTGACCTTCCGGCTGGCGGTCATCCTGTAAAAAGCTGGCCCTTCCCAGGGCATAAAGGAACCCCGTCCGGGCTGCTGTCCGGGCGGGGCTTGCTTTACCATTTCAGCCGGGGCCGTGCGTGTTTCCAATACTTGACAAGCCGGGTTATTTCCTCCTGTGGGGTCATGGGGATATTGTAGAGGGTCAATCCCTGCGGGGTCATGTAATAACCTTGACCATACCGGGGAAGGACTTCACAACCGGGAACGCCTAAAATATTCCGGGAGTCCTGGCGGCTGCGGGTTCGTAGTCCTACCCTGCTATCAAAATTTACCTTTATGGGCGTGGGGATAACTGCGGAGAGGGGACATTGTGTAGCGGCTATAACGTGGACATTTGCCGCCCGTCCTATCTGGCAGAGACGTTGCAACAGGGGTTGCACCTGGCGGCGGTTCGTGGTCATCAAGTCCGCTAATTCATCAATGACCACATACACGGCCCCGCCCTGATACTTTTTCAGCCCTGCCCGCTGCATGGATTTATAGCGGCGTTCTGTGGTATCCATTGCAAGGATGAGGGCTTGCACCATGCCCCCCGGTTCACTGGCATATTGCAGGGTATGGGGAAGGGCTTTATAATCTACCAATTCAACCCGTTTCGGGTCTATCAGGATGAATTGAACGGCGGCGGGGCTATGCAATAGGGCCGTGGACATTATGCCATTTATTACAACGCTTTTTCCGCTGCCTGTGGCCCCCGCAATCAATAAATGGGGTTGCTCCATCATGTCACGGTAAAGGGTGTTATATTCGCCTGTTGGCGTTCTGTAAACCCATTTCAAGGGGTATCACCTCCATATAGTGCGCCCCGCCTGGGAACCTGTCCGGGCGGGGCTGTCTGACTCACTGGGAAATATAGCTATAGTCGTACTGTTCAACGGTTCCCAGAGTGTCAGCCGTGGGAGCCTCACCCGTGAAGCGGTCAACCGTGCGGACGGGAATATAAAAAGCGGAATAGCGGCCCGTTTCGCTGTTGGTGGCGTTGTAATGCTCGAACACGTCAACCCGCATATTGAACGATTCACCATTGCGCCGGAACTCTGTTTCACAGTGCCACGGGGAACCGGGCCGGAGGTTGACGGGGCAGAGGATGACGGGCAAACCGTTATTATAGCAGCGGCGGGCGGTTCTCTTGCTAATACGCTTAAAGGTAAAGCGGCCCTGTGTATATGTGTATTCATTCATGGTTTGAACCTCCTATAAAATGTGTTTGGGTATCTCCCAGACCCCCGGCACAAGGCCGGGACGCTGGCGGCTTGACTGGCTATTTAGACCCGCCGCCACGGGCTGCATATCGCTGTATATTGCGCTGCTGCTGGTTTGGTCATCCAAGGATTAGAACGCCATGCAAAGGGCCGTATTCCGGGCGGTGATGGCGTAAAGCTGGCCCGTCTGGGTGTCCTGCAAGAGTCCCCCGTTGATACCGTAGACCCCAGAGGAATACCCCACTTTTTCCAGGTTGTGAGCGTGAAGGAAATCCCGCATTTCCTCAAAATTGTAATTGGTGATACTCTCAGCGGTTCCCAGTCTGACCAGTTCCCGGAGGGCTTTTTGTGTGTATTTACGCATGGTTCAAAACCTCCTATGATTGATATAGGGTCATCCCCTGCCCCGGCCCCAGAGGGCCGGACGCTGGCGGCTTAGAGGGCTATTTATACCCGCCGCCACGGGTCACCGGGTCAGTTCCCGATAAATGAGATATGTCAAGAGGTTTTCGGCCTGCTGCTCAGTACACCGGGCCTTTTCCGCTTCTGTTTCCTCCAAGATGGCCCCCAGGTCATCCACGGCGGGCCGATTGTAGTAATAGCAGCAATCAAGGACAGAGGGCAGACCGCTGGCCCAGTCCGTGAAACGCTCCTGCTCAGTCATCCGGGCATAAGCCCCAATAGCGGGCTTTTCGCTGCGGAACGTGTCCAGGATAAAGGCGGCGATTCCGGGCCACTCCTGCGGGGCCGTGTCGGTGTAGTTCTCCGGGGTGAAGTGGTTCATGATGTAGGCCCGGACATTCTCACGGGCTTTTTTGCTGTTCGTTCTCAGCATGGTTAAAACCTCCTATCAAATTGTTACTATCTGGTTAATTGTTTCAATGACCAATTCAAAAGCGTGCTCATACGGGGCAATGATAGATTTGATTTTCCAGTTACCAAAAGCGGAAATGTGATAGGGGTTATCCCGGTCATACTCTGCAATAACCTCATAGTCCTTTTCCGGCCCCGTGCAAAGGGTGATTTTTACGGCGTTTTCGTCAAGTTCGTTACTCCTGACCATTGCCGCAAAGGTTTTTACATTCATTTTGTAACCTCCTATTTAGTTTTGTAGGTGCTGTATTTCTATGTTTTCATTGTATCATGTATTAGTGCTACTGTCAAGCACTATTTCATGTTTTCGTGCTAAAATTTTAGATACCCGGCCCGCCTGACCTGCTGCCAGTCCTGGCCCCTGCTGACCCTTCACCCGGCCCGCCGCCACGGTAGACCCCCGGAGGGGGAAACGGGGCCGGGGCTACCGGGGCGGGTGAGGGGCGAAATTTCCGCAAAAATAAAAAAGGTGTTGACACTTTCACGGAAGCATAGTATAATCAAAACATGAAACCATTGGAGGTGCAATTCATGAAAGCCAACGACATTGTGAAATCTATTATGAAAACCAGAGAAATGACACAAGGGGATTTAACAAAAATGCTGGGCGTTTCTTCTCAGTCCGGGGTTAGTGCTAAACTCAATAGAGATATGAGAATTTCAACTCTTATGGAGTTTGTTCATGTCTTGGATTGCAGTTTAACTATCACTGATACCAAAACGGGAGTAGTCTATGAAATCACTGAGTAGGCTTTGTAGGGTAAAATCGAATTTTGCTATAAGTTTATATAGTAGAGGGTCTACTAAGAAGATTTATAGGAAAAATCAAAAATACCCTACAACCCCTACAACTTAAATTATCCGATGAAGGAGGATAAACCAATGAATACAATGCTCCAAACCTTTGAATGTGTAGAACTGGGGACAATTAGAACCACCATTCTTGATGGGCAAGTGTGGTTCGTAGCGAAAGACATAGCTATTGCGTTAGGTCATCAAAACCCGGAAAGAGCCGTCCGTAAGTTTGTAGAGGACGAAGATAAAGGGGTGACCGATATGGTCACTCCCGGAGGTGCACAAAAAGTTACGGTTATTAACGAGCCAGGTATGTATGCTTTGATTTTTGGAAGCGAAGTTGAACCCGCTAAGAAATTCAAGCACTGGGTTACCCATGAGGTGCTTCCGGCTATCCGGCAGCAAGGGTTCTATTCCATGCTGACCGATGAAAAACTGATTGAGGTCTTAACTGAACGAACCAAGGTGAATCCTGACTACCTGCAACTCATTGACAAAACCAAAATCAAGAAAGAAGCCTTGCAAGGGGCCAGAGATGAAAAGATTGAAGCAACCCGCCACGTTTGGTTCAGACGGTTTACTCAACACGAAGATGTAAATGTGCAAAAAGAACTCCGGCGTATATGGGCCGGAGATATGCCGATGTATCACAAGTACCTGGACAAATTCCATGCTGATGAACGGAAAGAAAGCCGGGGCGAGATTATTACAATCTGAACGGAGGGATGACGGGTGAAAATCAAACACAGCTTTGTTCGATACTTAATCCCAGGATTTTTCTGTATCATGCTGGTTATAGGGGGACTTACCAACCTTGGTGATGACTCCGCTATAGCAATGATAATAGCCGGGTTAATCATTGCCGGGTTATGCTGGGTAGACAGAGAAACCAGTACCCTTGAACTCAAAGATGGATTTATCACGGGACGAGAGGGGTTAATCAAAAAGAGAAAATTATCGTCCTCTGTATCTAAAATTCAGTATTGCGAATATACATCTTTTCTGCTTTTTAATAAAATTTCCATCAACGCCATAACGGGGCAATATGAATTTAAGAACATGACTAATGCCCGTGCATTTGTGGATACAATCAATTTAGTACAAAAATAACCGCCGATATGCGGCGGCAAGTCCAATGGGACTATCCTACGGGGTAGTCCTTTTTCTTTTGGGAGGTATAGAAATGGGAGGTAATAGGTATGGAGTATTTGAAAATCAAAACCGGGATTGACCGGGCCATTGCCCGGAACCCGTGTGATTGGGCAGCATATGAGGATATGTTCTCCCTATGCCGGGAGTACCAGAGTGAGGATTTCACCAAGGCCCACGGATGGAACCATTCTCTCAGGGGGCCTATCGGAACGGCCTTGCGTTCGGTGGTGGAAGCCGGGGATTTTAAGGCGGCAGAGCAATTCAATAGCCTACTGTTTCGCTCCCTGCTGTTCGGTGCGCCACATTTCTTTGATGACTTCTTGCAGGCGGTGGAGTTTGGGAAGCCTGTAGACAAAAAGTTCTACCAGCCCCGCCGTCATTACCTCAAGCGGTATGTGGACGCATATCAAGAAATCCTGGACGGCAAACTGGACTTCCTCTCCATCTCCATGCCGAAACGTGCTGGTAAATCCCAGTTGGGTATCAACTTCACCAATATGCTGTCCGGCAAGTTCCCTGACCGTTCAACCCTGATGGAAGGTACGGGTGATGACCTTGTAAACTCCTTCTACAAGGGGTGTCTGGAATACTTACAGCAGCCGAACGAGTACCACTTCTACGACATTTTCCCGGAAAGCAAGCTGGTACAGACCAATGCGGATACCAAGACCATCAACCTTCTGCATAAATCCAGGTTCCCCACGGTGATGTGTCGTTCTATTGACGCACGGCAGGTGGGTCTTTCCGAAGCCACGAACCTGCTGTACCTGGATGACTGTGTGGAGGGACGTGAAGAAGCCAAGAACCGCCAGCGGCTTGATGATAAGTGGGAAATCATCTCCGGCGATATTGTAGGCCGTGCCATTGAAGGAACCCCCATTGTTATCTGCGGAACCCGGTATTCTCTGTATGACCCTATCGGACATTTACAGGAGGAAATGCGGAAGCAGGGAAAGCGGATGAAGGTCATTGAAACCCCGGCCCTTGACCCCGTGACCGATGAAAGCAACTTTGAGTATATGCGGGAGGGGAAGAAGGTTTTTACCACTCAGTATTTCCGTGACCAGAGGGAAATGCTTTCTGCGGAGCAGTTTGAGAGTGAGTTCCAGCAGCAGCCGTTTGAAGCCAAGGGCCTGCTGTTCCCGGAAAAGAGTTTGAACCGCTATTTCAAACTCCCGGTAGACCGTGACCCTGACAGCATTATCGCCGTCTGCGATACCGCAGACAAGGGAGATGACTATTGCGCTATGCCGATTGCTGCGGTGTACGGGAATGAGGTCTACATTGTGGACGTGGTGTTTGACGATTCTCCCCCGGAAGTGACCAAGCCGGAGTGCGCTAAAGCCCTGATGGAAAATCAGGTGGTTGCCGCCACGTTTGAGTCCAATAATGCTGGTTCCTATTTTGCCCGTGACGTTGAGAAAATCATGACGGATAAAAAGTACGTCTGCAATATCCGAACGAAACGGACAATCAGTAATAAGCAGACCCGGATTGAGTTTGCGTCTGACACCATTCTCAAGAACTTCTACTTCAAGGACGCTTCTCTCTATGCCCGGAACAGTCAGTATGCGGAGTTTATCAAGCAGGTGGTGACCTACACCCGTTCCGGCAAGGTTCCTCATGATGACGCTCCTGATTCCCTTTCTCTGCTGGAAAACGAACTGAGGGGTCTGGTAGGGGCCAAGGTCGAGATTTTCAGGCGGGAATTTTAATATCCGAAAAGTTTTCAATGCTTATTTCTGAAATCACACTTGATTAGACCATTGGAGAGTGATACAATGAACATGAGAGATAATGTTTTGATGGGAGGTGCTTTGCATGAGTAAGCCGTTGTTTGGCAGACGGATGATTACCACCAATGAAACGGAGGTAACTATTGACAACGTAGTTGCCATTCTCCGCAAGGCCCTTCTGACACATTGGAAGAACCGAAGCGAGATTGAATATCTCTGGAACTACTACAAGGGCAGACAGCCCGTTCTCTCCCGGAAGAAGGAAGTCCGGCCTGAGATTAAGAACATGATTGTGGAGAACCGGGCAAACGAAATTGTGTCCTTCAAGTCTGGGTATCTGATGGGTGAACCGCTGCAATATGTCTCCCGTGGCAACGGTGAGAACCTTGCGGACGCTATCAACCAACTCAATGAGTTTGTGTTCGCAGAGGAAAAGCCCGCCAAGGACAAGGAACTGGCTGACTGGTTCCATATCTGCGGTACATCTTTCCGTATGGTTCTTCCTGACGAAGAAGGAGAGGAAGATGACTCTCCGTTTGAAATCTACACGCTTGACCCCAGAAATACTTTCGTTGTGTATAACAACGGTTTGGGAAATGTCCCGGTACTGGGTGTGAAGTATGTAGTGGATGAAAAGGGAATTGTCCATTACTCTTGCTATTCTAAGTATGATTATTTTGAAATAGTGGAGTCTGTGGTAATTGACCACCAGCCCCACGTTCTGGGTGACATTCCCATTATCGAATACCCGTTGAACCTTGCCCGCATTGGAGCGTTTGAACTGGTCATTCCGTTGCTTGACGCTATTAACCTGACGGACAGTAACCGTCTGGACGGTGTTGAACAGTTTATCCAGGCGCTTATGCTGTTCCATAATGTGGACATTTCTTCCGATGACTTCAAACAGTTACGGGAGGAAGGGGCTATCAAGTTTAAGGATATTGACCCACAACTGAAAGCGGAAGTGTCCTACCTGATAAACTCTTTGAACCAGGGCGAAACCCAGACGCTTGTAGACCATATGTATCAGACGGTGTTGACCATCTGTGGTATGCCGAACCGCAACGGCGGTTCTTCTACCAGTGATACCGGGTCTGCGGTCATCATGCGGGATGGCTGGTCTGCTGCGGAAGCACGGGCCAAGGATAGCGAACTCATGTTCAAGAAGTCTGAGCGAATTTTCCTGAGACTGATTTTACATATCTGTCATACCTTGTCCGGGATGGACTTGAAGGTGTGCAATATTGAAATCCGTTTCACCCGGCGCAACTACGAAAACATTCTGCAAAAGGCCCAAGTGCTTGACTTGATGTTGAAGAATGAAAAGATTCATCCCCGTCTGGCGTTTGAGCATTGTGGGCTGTTTGTGGATTCTGATTTGGCGTACACATTAAGTGCTGAGTACGCAGAGGAACAGGAGCGCAAGGCCCAAGAGCAGTTTGAGCAGCAGTTGAAATTGAAGCAGCAAGGAGGTGACAGCAATGACCCCGAC